CCCAGCAGTATCGAGATGCAGCAGCCGGTCATCCGGCGCTATCTGCCGCCTGAATGGCGCGACATAGGCAAACAGGGCAAGACAACCAATGTGCGCTGGACGGACAAGGGCGGGTTCAGTGATCAAGTGTTCATCCTGCCCAATGGTTCGCGCTGCCGGTTCCTGAACTATTCCATGCTGGAATCAGTGTTTGAGGGGGGCGAACTTGATCTGATATGGGCGGACGAGTTGATTGGCTATGATCTGGTCAAGACACTGCGTTTCCGCATTGCCACACGTTCGGGCAAACTGATCGTCACCTTTACTCCCGTGAAAGGCTACAGCATGACGGTCAAGGAATATCAGAGCGGGGCCAGGGTGTTGGACAGCGCCGCGAGCGAGCTGCTGCCAAACAACGTAAACGTGCCCGGCTGTCCGCCGGGCCACATGCCGTACACGCTTCAGCCAATCCGGCGTAATGCCAAGATGATTTGTTTTCATTCCATCTGGAATCCGTTTGGTGGATATGTGAATGTAAAAAAGATGCTCGAGGGTAAGAGCACTGAAGAGATCAAGATTCGTGCTTATGGGTGGGCAGAGCGGCTCGAGGGTAAGGCGTTTCCTAAATTTAACGAGAATGTGCATGTGGTGCCTGTGGACAAAGTGCCGGAAAAAGGCACGCGCTACTGCTCGGTTGATCCGGCTGGCAGCAAGAACTGGTTCATCAAATGGTACCTAGTGGACAACCTGAACCGGGTGTTTCTCTACCGTGAATGGCCGCCACGGCAGCAGTACGGTGAGTGGGCGCTGCCCAGCGACAAGGCGGACGGCAAACCGGGCCCGGCACAGACCGGGCTGGGGCTGAGTCTGGTTAGCTACAAAAAGCTGATTCTAAAATTCGAGGACGGCGAGGAAATTCACCGGCGCATCATTGACTCGCGCTTTGGCGGCGCGGAGGTGCCGAGCGCAAAAAGCGGCATGACGCCCATCATCATGCTCGAGCAGGATGACCACGACGAGGAGGGCAACGAGATCGTCCCGGGTATGGTGTTCTTCCCCGCGCCGGGCGGCCAGATCGAGGACGGGATTCAGGGCATCAACGACATGCTCGACTACGATGAGAGCAAGCCGGTCAGCATGATGAACTGCCCGCGCTACTACATCAGCGAGGCGTGCGAGCAGTCGATCTATGCCTACGCCGAGTACACCGGGCTGGATGGCCTTAAGGGGGCGCTCAAGGACGTAATCGACCCGGATAGGTACATGTTCAAGGACGGCATCCATCACTTCGATCCAGTGGCCTTTGCGGCCACGGGTGGGGATGCCCCGGATTTCTAAATGAGACAGGCCCCGTCATATTCTCAAGTGACGTAAATGTGACGTAAATGAGACAGATTCTGTCTCATAAATCTTCCAACCTTGTAAGATTTAAATAAATGTTCCGATGTTAACTAGCTTAATATCAGTCTTTTAAGAAATCTGACACTCTTTCCAAAGCCTTCCAAGGTCGGAAGGTTTATGAGACAAGCTAGGCGTCACAATGTGACGTAAACCGTCACATTCTAAAATAAATATAAGTGTGTGGGTATTTATTTTAATTTGACAACCCCTTGACGGAAATGCGCCAAAACGTAATATCCCGGCCGAGGAGAGAGTATGAAGCAATTCAACGAATTGCCGCTGTTATTGCGGGTAGGGGCTGTCACACAGTTGATTCGTGCGGGCAGATCGACGGTTTATCGGCTGATTGATGTTGGGAAACTTGAAAGTATTGAATCTGATAAGGGTCAAAGACAGATCACGCGGGAGAGTGTCCGTCGTTACTTGAAGCTGCCAACGGAGGGCGCGCTGGTGAAAGTGCTATGAAATCTGACAATTTAATCTACGAGCTGGATCTCGGGGAGATACTTCGAGAGTACCGCGAGGCGGCCGATAGTAGCCTGGTAGATCGCAAGACTAAAAACTGGGAGAATCGTCACAATATCTGGCCGGGCCAATCGGATGACGGTCGCAAATGGAAGAAGACGCTTGGGCGTGATCCGGTGCCGTTTAATGGTTGCAGTGATAGTCGTGTGCCGTTGGTGGACACTTATATAAACGAGGACACCGACATGCTGATGACCTCGCTGCGCAACATGACCGTGCAGGCGATGCCCACAGAGAGCAACGACGCCAAGAAAGCGTTCCAGACCACCAACTTTCTGCGCTACATGTTGAGCAACCAGATCGAGGAGCTTTATGCAGAGGCGGAGCTGGCGGCCAATTATTATCTCGAAAACGGGCTGGCGGTTATTGGTGTATTTTGGGAGCGCGAAACGCAGCGCTATTATGAGACAATAGACCTTGAGGACATCAAGAACGCGGCGATGAGCGATCCGGCGCTGCTCGATCTGCCCAACATGCTGCTTGATCCCGCAAACGATGATGCTGTGTTTGTCATGGCGCAGAATCTTTTGGCGGCACAAAACTTTACCGTGTCAGATGCCGAGGTGCGGACGCTGATCAGTGATCTGCGCAAGAAGGGTGAGGGCAGGGTCACAGTGCCAATGGTTCACAAGGATCGTCCCACTGTCGTGGCGCTCAAGGTGGGAGAGGATTTCTTTGCCCCGGCGGACACCACTGACATTCAGAAGGCGCGCCGACTCTATTACCGCCAATACATGACGGCGGAGCAGATACAGGATGCGGTTGTCAGTCAGGATTGGGACAAGCGCTGGGCCGAGGAAGTCATCAAGAGTGCCAAGGGCAACATGACTTCGGGGAACTTCCTCGAAAACACGACTCATCGCAGCAAGCGGCCGGGCCAGCTCGATCTGGATACCGAGAAACTTTATGAGATTGTTCATGCCTTTGAGCGGCGTGTTGATCCCAAGACCGGTGTGCCGGGCATCTATATTATCATTTTCAGCCCACACCTTACGGCGGACGAGTCCGGCGAAGAGATTGTGGCCAAGCATGAGCTGCTCAACTACGGGCACTGCCAAATGCCTTTTGTGCTGATGCGTCGCGAGTTTCTTTCCCGTCGCGTTGATGACTCACGCGGCTACGGCGAGATCGCCCACACTTGGCAGCGCCAGATCAAGATGGAATGGGACGGCCGGGTGGATCGCTCATATCTGGCAACAATGCCGCCGCTCATGCACCCATTTGGCCGTGCGCCGAGTTCATGGGGGCCGGGCGTGATGGTTCCAAGGATGCGCGCCGACGATTACCAGTATGCCGAAAGCCCTAAACATGACACGGGCAGCAAGGAGATCGAGGAGAGCATCCGTAAGACAGCCGACCGTTACTTTGGGCGGCCGGTGGAGGAGGCCAACGTGGCTTACGCGCAGATGCGCCAGCAGAACATGGTTCGCAAGTGGCTCGACCACTGGCGAGAGGTGACTCAACAAGTGTTGCAGCTCTGCCAGCAGTTTCTGCCCGAACCGTTTTATTTTCGTGTGGTGGGCAGCAACCAGGCTGAACCGTTGCAGACCACGCGACAGGAAATTTTAGGCCAGTACGACATTCAGCTTGCGTTCAATGTGGCCAACCTCGACGCGGAACTGGTGAAGCAGAAGCTCGAGCTGCTGCGCGCCGCCGTGGGTGAGTTTGACATCAACGGCGTTGTGGATCGCACCGAGCTGATGAAGGTCGTGTTTGATTTTGTTGACCCGAACATGGGCGAGCGCCTGCTCCGCCCGGCGGAAGCAGCGAGCGAGCAGGAGAAGGAGGAGGAGCGCAATGTGTTTGCGCAGCTCATGGCCGGTGTGCCGGTGGACGTGAAGGAGGGTCAGGCGTATGAGTTGCGACTCAACGAACTTGGGCAGCTTGCGCAGACGCCCACGGCGCAGAAAAAACTACAGGAGGATGAACATGTGCGCGGTGTGGTGGAACGCCGGGCCAAACAACTTGAACATCAACTTGTCCAGCAGCAAAACGCGCAAATAGGAAAACTAGGAGCATGAGCGGCGGCGAACCCATTGATAAGATTTCACCGGAAGATTTTATTCACGACAACATTCGTGGGTTAATGGCCGACTCGCGTGCCGAGTATATGATCATGCTGATCAAGCAGCAGCGGGAAGCCTTGGTGGTTTATCTTTCCGACCCCCAGAATGCCGGTGATCACGGTAAACTGGCTCATGCTGCCGGCGGTGTGGACGCTTTGGCAGCCATAGTCGAACTGTTTTTAGAAATTAAAAAGCGTCCTAAAGCGTCTTAAAGCGTCTCAGACTGCCGCCCCCAGCACATTGTTGCTAAACAAATGAGGGTCGTGGAGGTAAAAGCCTCCACGACCTTTTTCTTTGTTTGGAGGTAATCAAACACTGGACACCTAAGTGCAAGGTATAAAGCATGGCTAATATAGAAACAGGCGTGGCGGAGGCCCCTAAACCCGCAGACAACATATCAGTGGAAGAGCTCTCGTCCATGTTCGCACCGGCGACGGTCGAGCCAATTGGAGAGCAGACGGAAGCCGAGGATACTGTTGGAGAACAATCCCCGGTGGATGCAGAGGAAGTGCCCGTGGAAGAGGCGCCCTTGATTGTCCCTGAACCGGAGGACGAAACCGAGGAACCGGACGAACCTGAAGAGGAGGCGCAAGCCGAACCGGAGGAGGAGCCCGGGGAGACGGACGAACCCGAGGAGACGGTGGACGAGCCGGAAAGTACGGACGCACGTTGGGAGAAGAAATTCCAAAAGCGTGTGAACAAGCTGACGGCACGATCCAAGGAGGCAGAGGAGCGTGCGAGGCAGGCAGAGGATCGAGTCACTGAACTTGAGCAGGATGTTGAAACCTATCGCAGCGCCGCCGAAGCACCGGTGGCAGGCCCTGATGAGGGGCCATTGGCGGACATCAACACCGTGCAGCAGTTGCGTGATGAGAAGAAGAAGTGGCTTAACGTGAAACATTGGTGCGAGGAACACGCCGACGGCGGGAACTACACCGATGATAACGGGAAGGAAGTCTACATTGAACCTTCGGAGGTGCAGAAGGCCAAGCGGGACGCGGAGACGCATCTCGTGGTCAGCATCCCTGAGCGGGAGGAGCAGATCAAGGAGTACAACACAAAGGAAACACGGTTCAACGAACCGGTTTACAGCATGTTTCCGGAGTGGAAAGACCCCAAGAGCGCGTTCTACAAGCAGGCGATGGAAATTGCCTCTGCTGTTCCCGAGGTAAGAAGGCTTCCCCATTGGAGGGGGATCGTGACGGCGCAGATGATTGGATTGCAACACATACAAAAAATGATGAACGGCAAACCCAAGAAAAGCGCCAAGCAGGAATCGCCCTCGTCGGTATCGGTGCGCAGTAACTCTGCGCCCGCGCCGACTCGTGGGACACCGGCCGACAAGGCCGCTTCAAGCGCCGACAACGCTTTCTACGATGAGAGCAGCCCCGACTACGGATCGGCCGATGCACTACAGGAAATGTTCTCCGCTAAACGTAAAGCGCGGCGAGTAGCCGCGTAACAACAGGATAAAATTATGCCAGGAGCAAATACATACAGTGTGCCCGGAGATACCGGGGGCAACAGGGAGGATTTGCGGAATGTTTTGACGGTTCTCGAACCGGAAGAGACACCCGTGGTCAGCTCTATGAAGAAGGGGCCGGGGCCAAACGCCACCTTTGTTGAAGTGCTTGCAGACACCCTAGACTCGGTAAACCGCACAGGTATTCCGGAAGGTCAGGATGTTGCAAGTTTCGACAACAAGGCGACGAAACGTGCTCGGTTCGGAAACTACATACATATATCACGGCGCTCGTTCGGTGTTACCGACGTGCAGCAGTTGGTGGACACCGCAGCAGTCAATTCGGAATACGATTATGGCAAGCGCAAGGCAGTCCAAGAGTTGAAACGCGACATCGAGGCAGTCGTTTGCGGCGGTCAGGATCGCACTTCCGGGGATCAAGACACACCTTGGGCTACACGCGGTTTGTTCGATTGGATCGACAGCGCGGGGCCGAGCGATGTGCCGAGCAGCTTCCGGACACCGGCGGCGCAGATTCACAACGGAGCGACGATCACCGAGGTGGTGCTCAACGGGATGCTTCAAAGCCTGTTCGAGACTCACGGAACCAAGAAGAGCTACTTGGCAGTGTTCAGCCCCGAGCTGATCGAGCTGGTGGACTACTTCACTCGCACGGAAAACAGCGCGGCCCAGTACACAGGTGCCAGCGGTGCTACTACTGGCCGGTTCAAGGTCAACGACAACAACAGCTCAAAGACGATCAGCATGGAGGTTAAAACCTTCAACAGCTCGTTTGGCAAGCTGGCGTTGGCGCCGAGTGTGTTCCTTAACACGGACGCAAACGGGACGTTTGACGATGACGCAGGACTGATACTGGATCAATCGCTTCTCGAGCTTCAGACAATGGACAGCCTTCACACGGTTGACATGGCTGATGAGGGAGGTGGTAAGCGTGGTTATTGTAAGGCGATCTACTCGCTTTGCTGCAAGTCACCGCGTGGATTGGGTAAATTAACCGCAGCCGACTAACAGGAGGATATTATGGCTAATTGGTATAGACTAAATTCAAATGAAAGGGGCATGTTGGGTTTCACCGACGTGCTGGTGTTTGACTACACGGAGCTCTCCGACAACAGTACGACACAGACGATCTCGCACACGTTGCCGGTTTGTCTGCTGGATACCGGCGTGATTGCGCGGGTGGGACAGGCTTTTGCCCATCCCACCGGCAACATCTCAGTGGATATAGGTCACAACGGGTTGTCGGCGGAAAGTGGAACGATCAGTTCCGATGCCGACTACTTCATTGACAACAACCTGCTTACTGTGCAGGGCACGATCTGGGGGTCAGATGATGCCACGGCAGGCGCTCTGGGTAATGTGTTCATCAATGAGGGCGGCGCGACCAAGTCGAGGTTGGACTTCTTGTTTACAAGTTCATCCGGAGCCTTGGGCAACGCGACAAACACATCCTGCACAGCGGGGCGCATGGAGTTCTACTTCAAGGCGCTCATGACTTCAGACTTCAGCTTACGACAAGGCTGATGGCTGGTGAGAATAATCTGTTGGGTGCGCCTTCGGGCGCGCCCAGCATTATTGTTCCTCAATTCTCGAATCTGACGAGAAGCAGGAGGAACAGGATGGAGCGCGAGTTTCGCACTGGCAGCTTTGCGGGCGACTATGTGGCCCTTGAAAAGCAGGCGTATCGAAAGAACGCGCAGGCGATCTTCCAGAAATACAAAAACTGGCAACGCAAACCCGGTGCAGAGCTGGAGTTGGAAAGCGTGGTTCCGAAACGAACATACTTTCGTTGGTTGCAGGAAGATCCGAATTTTTGGGATGACCCGAAAAACGTCAAAAAATTTCTACAGGACAACCCCGAGTGCAAGCCGGGACAATAAAACATGAGAGCACTGGTATGGACTGATCTGCTGAAGGCGGGTGCGCATTTTGCGCAGCGCCTCTACGATGATCTATCCACCCAGGACGAGGCCCTGCTGACCTCCTACCTCAACGCCCGGCTGCGCACGATATGGAACGCGACACACTGGCCGGACATCATGTACAGCGAGAAGCGCTACTACCGGCAGCCGTGGGCGGCCGGTACGCACGCGGCCGGTACGGAGCTGTTTGACCGCAACGCCGGGCGGTATGTGATCTCGCTCAAATCATCAGCCAATGCCCCGTCTGATTCCAGCGACACCATTCACGCGGATTGGGCGGAACTAAAAACATCATACAGCTTCAGCGATTACGCCGCCGCAACGGATTATGCGGTGGGAGATCAGGTTTACTACTATGTGGATGACAAAAACTACCAGATGCACACCAACGCCGGTGCCGGTACGGTGCCGACCAACGCGAGCTACTGGGGTGAGGTAAAGGATTTCGACAAGTACATAGGGTACGAGCAATCGTGGGAAACCAACAAGATGGGCACAATCTACGAGATATATGATCGTGACCCCAAATACAGTAAATACGCCAGCACACTCAACTTTAATCTAAACAGCAACGGCGTTCAGGTGTTGCAGGGGCCTGACGTGGTGTATGTGCGTTTCCGCAAGCGCGTGCCGGACATAGAGCACGCTGCTCACAGCACGTCCAGCGTGGCTTATGCGCTGGGGGCCGTGGTGCGCTTTCCGGCCACAGGCAATCCGGCCGAGCTCTACGAGGCAAGCAGCGCGCACACATCGAGCGGCAGCAACGAGCCGACAGATGGCGGCGCGCCTTGGACAAAAATTTCCGTCCCGTTCCAGTTTCGGGATTTTCTGGCGCACGGCGCCGCAAGCGATTTGCTTCAGGCAGACGAAAAGGAGCAGCTCGCAGGGATCGAGGAGCAGCGCGCTCAATCTGCGCTCCTAAACGAATTAAGAATTTTAGAGAGCGAACAGCAGCAAGGCACCGCGATGCCGGTGGAGGTGCACACCAGTTACAGACAAACCGGCCATTAAAAAAATTTAAGCAATATGGGAACTATTACAAATGCGGGAACGCAGATCACCAGCGCCAGCTCATCCTTCACCGGTGCGGCGGCGTCGAACCTCGACAAAAACAAATATCGCGAGAGCATCACGATACAGAATCAATCGACAAGTGTGCTTTATATTCTGTTGGCCGATTCCGGTACGCCCAGCGCCAGCCTTGCTCATATCACCCTGGCAGGCTGCGCCGTGGCCAAGGACGGCACCGGTGGCGCTTGGAATAACTTGTCTTACAAGGGAGCGGTTCGTACCAGTGCAGTGGACAAGACCGTGCTCGAGTTCACCATCTAAAACATCATGGGAAATTCAATTGGAACATTTGGCGGCGGCTACGTCCGCTCCGGTGGCACGACAATCGAGAACGAGCCAATCATCCGTTCAGACGCGGCTGGCGAGATAATGCAATGGCAGCCGTCTGACGGCGGTGTAGATGGTATTTACATCACGGAGTTGGTAGCCAACGGCCCAGCCTACTTGGGTATTGGTGTCGCCACGCCAGTAAAACCGCTTCACGTTGTAGGTTCTGCGCTGGTTAAAGGTAAGGCGACTTTTAATATCACCGGCTCAATAGACCCTGCCGCAAGTACAACTGTTCCCGGTAGTGGAACGGCGTTTTTGACCGAGATTTCGGTAGGCGATGAGATTGTCGTTTCTGGGGAAACCAGAACGGTAACCGCGATTGCATCCAACACTTCACTTACCGTAAGCGTAGCGTTTTCCAATAACGCTAATGATACTGAAGTTCAATGCAAGCCAGCCG